TGCTTCTGCGAGTATTTATGGCATCGCTTCTATTGACAGTCTTCTGCCTAGAGTGGTCGCCCGTATTGAAGAGACTTGCGACTCCAGACTCAGGCAGCGTCAAAACGCTATCCACTTCAAAGAACTGATGCATTACTTGGCCGAGATTGAGCCATTAGCGGCCGCGGCCATTACATGTAAGGTTGTCTTTGATCGTGTCTTTAGTAAAGAAGAGAAGGCTTCACACTTAGTCAACGTGGCAGCTGCTATTGGTATGGCTATTGAGAATGAATGTCAAATTAGGCATTACGAACGTGAAGCACCTGGACTACTTAATGTGCTAAAGAAGAACTACTGGCACAGGTCATGCGGCATTACCCAAAAGGTAACCATCATCCAAACGTTGATGAACCGTTATGACGTAAAGAAGTGGGATAACTGGGGACAGAAGAACAGAGTAAAGCTCGGTACTTGGCTACTTGACTGCGTCATGTACTCCAGTGGTTGGTTTGCAAAAATCAAAGCATATGAGAATAACAAGACGCCACATGTAGTGGCACCTACACCTGAGTTCTTGCAAATCAAGGATGAGGTTATGGCTAACGCTGAGTTATTCAGTCCTGAAGCATGGCCAATGTTGGTTGAGCCTAATGATTGGTCTCCACAGCACCCAGGTGGCTACATTCTCAACGAAGTCATGAAAGGACATGACATGGTTAGGAGAAGCAACCACCACCTTATACAGGGAGAACAGATCTACACTTTCCTGAATAAAATACAGAAGGTTGGTTATTCGGTTAACCGTCATGTTGCTGATGTAGCAGAAACCCTGTATTCACAAGGGATTACGGTAGGTAAGTTCATTCCACATTGGAAGGAAACCGAACCACCCAAGCCACCAGACATCGATACCAACGCTGATTCTAGAAAGGATTATCGAAGGAAGAAAGCTGAGTGGCATAACAAGATGAATGATAACGCTCAGAAGAGTGTTAGAACTCGGAAGATTATGGAAGCTGTTAGTAGGTTCAAGGACCGAAAGCAGTTCTTCCTTCCTTGGTCCCTGGACTATCGCGGGCGTGCTTATTGCATTCCCGCTTATTTAACTCCACACGACACAGACTTTGGTAAGTCACTACTACTCTTTGCAGAACCTGCCTTTATGACAGAGGAGGCGGAGGGATGGTTAGCTTTCCAAGTTGCAACAACAGCTGGACTCGACAAGAAGTCCATGCAGGAGAGACAAGATTGGGTATTAAATAACTACCCACTTATCTCGCGTGTCGCAACAGATCCCATTGGCAACATTGGGGACTGGGAGAATGTTGACGAGCAATGGCAATTCATGGCAGCATGTAAAGAATACTACGATTGCGTTATCGAACAAAACAGGAACTGGACATCACTGCCTGTTGCCGTAGACGCAAGCTGTTCGGGACTACAAATTCTATGTGGTCTCGCCAAGGACAAGTCAACAGCCAAGATGGTTAATGTCCTGCCATCAGATACACCTCAAGATGCCTATAGGAGTGTTGCTGAGTTAGCTGACATTCCCAAAGAATATAGGGAACACGTAGACAGATCCGTGGCCAAAAGGCTCGTAATGACTGTACCTTATAACGCTAAGTTCAAATCGAACTGGGGTTATGTCAAGGATGCATTGGAAGATAAGGGACTAGAACCTTCTAAGGAGGATGTCACCACTATCACCCATGCACTACGGAATGCAATGCATGAACTCTTTCCCGGTCCACTAGCAGTAATGAAGTGGATTGAGACTGAGGTCGGTAAAGCTATTAAGCGTGGGGCGACTGAACTGCAATGGGTAACACCATCAGGATTTGTCGTCACTCAACGCTTTATGAAGGTAAAGACTCAGCAAATTGATTTACAACTTATGGGTCGTGTTCGTGTCAACGTGGCAGTCGATGAGACTGACAAGGTCGATATTAACCACCATAAGAATGCAACTAGTCCTAACCTTATCCACTCGTTGGATGCATCGATTCTCCACTTCACAGTGGCACGTTTCAATGCACCTATCACACTAATACACGACTCCGTCTTGTGTCGCGCTACAGATATGGGCAGCTTGTCCACTGTAGTACGAGAGGTGTACATGAAGTTATTCGCAGATAACGATTATCTGGCTTCATGGGCAGCACAAATCGGAGCTGAAGAACAACCGCCAATGATCGGAGACTTAGAGCCCTCCGATGTCATTGAATCAACCTATTTTTTCTCTTAATGTCACGCAACATCATCAAAACAGACGAGCCTGTAATCCTTGAAGGTTATCAGGCTGTACTCAAACCCTCGAAGTTCGGTTACTCACTCTCCTGTCTTGTCGGACAAGATATTGTCGATCAATTGGAGGAGGACCGAGTTGACACCCTGAAGTGGGCAGAATCTAAACTCAAGAATCCTAAGCGCAGTGTCTGTAAGCCTGAGCCTTGGGAAGAGACAGCAGATGGTCAATATAAAATTAAATTTAGTTGGAAGGATGAAACCAAGCCTGCAATTGTCGATACTGAAGGTACTCACATCACCAATGAAAATACTCCTCTGTTCTCTGGCAGTCAGGTAAAGGTAGCTTTCTATCAGAAGCCCTACATCCTCAAGGACGGTGTCACCTATGGCACGACCCTTAAGCTAGTCGGAGCACAGATTGTGTCCCTTAACAGCGAAGCTGGAGTGGATACAGGAGACTTGTCCGCAGAAGATGTATCTGCACTGTTTGGTAAAACGAAAGGCTTTAAAGCAAGTGAGCCTAACGTTGCACCTCCTGCAGAAGATACGTCTGAAGACGACACGGATTTCTAATGGCTTTCCGCTCCGGCCTGGAGGAAAAGGTCGCGGATCTGATGATTGAACTAGGAGTTGAGTATGAGTATGAATCTACTAAGGTTCCTTACCGAATTATGCACAATTATACTCCTGATTTTCTATTGCCGAATGGCATATATCTGGAGTGCAAAGGTTACTGGGATTCTGAAGACCGACGTAAAATTAGAAATGTTGTGGAGCAGCATCCAGAACTAGATATTCGGATGGTGTTTCAAAATCCATATAATAGAATTAGTAAGAAATCAAAAACGACATACGCTGAATACTGTGACAAACTCGGTATACGGTGGACAAGTTTCACAAACATCCCCATTAAATGGTTCCTCTGAGTTTGTGATGCACATTCCCTGCAATGAGTGCGGCTCATCTGATGGCAATAGCCTTTATACAGATGGTCATACTCATTGTTTTGTTTGTCACCACCACACGGGAACTAATGGGGAACTAGATCACTCAAACATAATGACACAATCAGCACAACTTAAGGGCTCAGCGGTATCGCTGCAGAAACGAAAGTTGTCTGAGAAGACATGCCAACAGTACAAGATCTTCAAGGATGGAGTCACACTAAGATTCCATTACTTCACTGAAGACGGAATACTAAAAGGTGCAAAGCTAAAAACAAAAGACAAAACATTCACCTATGAAGGCGAAACACCTGGCACATTTTTCGGACAAAATTTATTCCCATCAACTGGAAAGCGAGTTGTTATCACTGAAGGCGAACTGGATGCAGCGAGCTGTAGTCAAGCCATGCCAGGTTGGCCCATGGTTTCACTACCAAGCGGTGCAGCGGCAGCCAAGAAATCGGTGCAACGAAATCTTCAATGGCTACAGGGCTATGAAACGATTGTCCTGTTCTTCGATAACGACGAGGCAGGCCGTAAGGCAACGGAGGAGGCGTGCAGCGTCTTGCCACCGGGCAAGTGCAAGATTGCATCACTCTCGGATGATTATAAAGACGCATCAGACGCCCTCATTGCAAATGACTCTGAAGCTATTCGCCGCGCTATCTGGGATGCCAAAGATTATCGCCCGGATGGCATCGTCTCAGGTAAGGACCTCTTTGACCTTGTAACTACACCATCACCACCATCTGACCATGATTACCCTTGGAAAGGACTCCAGTCCAAGCTACACGGGATCCGGTATGGAGAGCTTATATCGCTCACTAGCGGATCTGGAATCGGGAAGTCGTCCGTCTGTAGGGCACTGGCAACTCATCTTCTACAAAAAGGAGAACGGGTTGGTTACTTGGCTCTTGAAGAATCAAACAGACGTACAGCTTTAGGGCTTATGTCCGACGCTGTAGGTAAATCACTACATCTCGGAGAGCATACACATGAAGAACTTGAGGCAGCCTTTA